AATCGAGTCACGATGGAAAGCGAAGCAGGTGCGATCGAGGCTGCCGTCGATTGGCAAACCACCTTCAGAGCGATCACCGATCATCACGAAGTTGAAGCCAAGGAAGGTATTGATGTCACCCTTCACAAGAGCTTGAACCGTGTTGAAGTCGGTCGACGTAACCGCCGTTTCGCTGAGGAGGTTTTCCATGCTGTTTGCATGGATGATGATCGTGCGACCTTCGGCAGGAACATTGTTCTTGTCGAGGAGAGCTTTTGCGCGGCGCAATTTGGCCGTGTTCAAGCCGGTCGTCGAGCCGCCGATGCTGTTTGCAACGGTAAGCGAGGTAGACGAACCGTTGAGCGCGTCGATGACGAGCTGATCCATGCGGCGACCGATCGCGTTCGACACGACCGAAACAAGTTCGCGGCGTTCGTCGAAGTTGACCTTAAGCTGCTGGAAGATGTCCGAATATTCGGCTGCGTTCCAGTCCTGCAATGTGCAAGTGACCTGGGAGTACGAAGCGTTCATCGGTGTTACATCCGTCTGAGGAAGACGGAGCGTCGCGGAGCCAGACCCGATCTTCGGGAACTTGACCACGGAACCTTCGACGTTGTTGCGCTGACGGGTCAGACCATCGAGCATACGAGTCGCCTGATAGGCCTGTTTGACCTCGGCGTCGAACAACTGAACGAAGGCATTGGAAATCTGATAAGCCATGAGCTTGATCCTTTGCCTGTTGTTTCTGGGGTTCGTCGCTTTGGGTGTCCGTCAATGACGGGCCGCTGCTTGGGCGATTACGATCGCCCCGGTCGGGCCTCTAGGCCATCAGACGGGCTGCAAGCAGGTGTCCGTCGACGCAGATTTAACAGAAGCGGTAGAAAAATACAATCCCCCACCGCTCCCGTTGACGTGTGTACACATTACGAGTCGGCGTACATCTCGGCAAAAGCCTTTTCGACCTTTGCACGGAAAGCCGGATCCTTTGTATAGCGTGGATCGGCAATCATCTGATCGAGCTCGGAGCGCGACATGCGGTCGCCACTTTCAGCAACAGACGTCGGGATCCGCTGCATGTCGCCGTAGTACTCACGAACCTTGGCAAGCGCGTTCAGACCTCGAGCCGTTCCGCCCATGATCTTAAACTCTTCAAAGTCGTCATTAGACCAAATGCCCTTCTTGACCATTGTCTGGCCCCAGTTGACCATTTCAGAAATCACCTTATCGGCATTGGGACCGAGCTTCTGCTTTTCCTGATCGATGTTGATCTGGATCTGCTGGGCATTCTGCTTTTGCAGCTCGATGTAGTTCGACGCGAGCTTGGTGAAAGCGTCCTGGCTAATGCCATTGTCTTTCGCCCACGACTTAAACGAACCGAGCAGCGGGTCGTTTTCAGCAACGCCGGCGGTCGTTGCGAACGAGATGTCGTATTCCGTCGGAGCTTTGTGATCGCCGCGCGAAAACTTTTTCTCGAGCTCCGATCGCGCTGCCAGCGCGTCCTGAATGTTTGGCACGCCGTCCTTCCAGTATTTTTCAGGCAGGACGTCAAAATTTGGTTTGCCGTCCTGGGCGTAAAGCGTCTTGCTGATGCCAGTGATCCAGGCCTGCGTGTCCTGCGGCTTTGGTTCGCTCGGCTTCTGCTGCTCAAGATGAGACACCTCGGTTGCCGCGGCGTCCTTTACCTCATCGGTCGTGCTCTTAGCATCGCCGATCAAACTGTCTTCACTCATGATCTTGCCCTCTCAATGCGTCGTTCGATTTCACGCACAAGACTGTTTTGTCCCTCCCGTGCGAAACCGTAACTTGCGTCCTGCCCCGGCACCCATGCCGGGATTTCAATCGTGACCTGGCGAAGCCAAGCCAGCACTTTCTGGCCTTGCTCGGTCGCAAAGGTGCGGGCAATCAGAATATCGATTTCCTGCTTTTGCGACGGCTCGGCGTCTTTCTCGACCTGACTCGGGTCGAAGAAATCCCATCCCTCACTCATCAATCACCTACTGAACGGCTTGTGCAATCATCTGAGCGCCGCCCGGCATGCCGCCCCCTCCGCCGGATTGCGCTGCCTGCGCCATAGCTGCAGCAGCTTGTGCCTGCTGCATCTGCTGGAGTTTTTGCGCCCGCTCTTCAGGCGTCGCACGAACGCGGGCAGGGATGCCCATCGTGTCGGCGATGTAGTCTGCAACCTCATCAGCCTTTGCAGACACTGCGGCCTCTGGGCCGAGCTGTTGCGTAAGCTGAAACCAGTTGATGACCTTTTCGATGTCGCCCATGCCTTGAGCCTGTGCGATCGGCGAGATTGGCGCGACACGGATTTCGAGCCCGTTCACTTTCAGCGGCAAATCGATCATGCCTTCTGCGTCCATGATCTGCAGCGTCTTGGCAACAACCGGGACCATCGTCTCGGTGATGAGACGGCCAAACGCAGCGCCAAGATTTGTGGCAAGTTCCTTCATGCGTTCGGTGATTTCTGTGGCCGAGCGCGCCGACATGTTGTCAGGCGGCAAGCTGTCATCGAGCAGAATCTTCTTCACGTTCATGCGGAGATCCTGGAGGACGAGCTGCGTGACGTTAAAGTCACCAGCGCGCGGCAATGCCTTGAGGCTTTCACCCTGCGGGCCACCATTGCGCGCAACTGGAATTACAGCGCCAGGCGTGATGCGAACGGTCTGCGGATTCAGCACGCCGTCGTCTGCTGCCGTGTAGACGCCGGCGATCGCCAGTGACGCGTTCTTGAGGAGAAGCTCGACTGTCTTGTTGAGCGTCTTGATGTCAGGCATGGCCGTGACCAGCGGGCCGCGTCCATAGGGTTCGCCGGCGAGCTTCATGTAGCGGCTGATGATCCAGGGGCTGTACTCGAGGCGGCGCTTCACGACCTTTGCGTCGTTCTTGCCGTGAATTACGCAATAGTGAAACGATCCGTCTTCAGGCGTGAACAGAGTAGCCTCGAGGAGCTCGACTTCTTCCGTCGGCTTCTCTGCCTTAATGCGAGCGAGATCAGGCGTGAGGACGGCATCTTTCCACGTTTGTTCGATCGTCTCGGCTTTCATCCGCATCTTGCGGAAGACGTTGTCAGGCATGCCGTTCGCGCCTTCCTCAAATGCGATGAGGTACTCAGGCACGGGCGTGTAGACGATCGGCGTTTCCTTATCGCCAGGCATTGCCATCATCGCGGCAGTGCCGACGGCGAGATCGAGGAGGAACTCGCCCATCGCCAGGTCAAAGTTTGATTGACGGATCACCGAAAAGAACTTGTCCGAGTAGACATCGAGCGCGGCCTGCACCTCGATGCGCCGCTCCTGCGGAATCTCAGTGCCTGGCTCGAGGCGCATCCAACGGCCATAAGGCGGGAACAACCCGCTCTGCAAACGATTGGCAAACCGCTGCGTCGCATGGATTGCGGTCGAATCGAAGATCTTGTTCATCTTCTTCGCGCCGCCGACATTGCCCTCATACGATCCGTCGTAAAGGTTGCGCTGTGGCAGGGCATACTCATAGCAATCCTGGTAGACAGATCTCCAGTTGAGCTTGCGAGCGTGAGCTTTTTCGCTGCGCTTCAGGATGTCTGAGACGCTTTGTTCTTTGGGCTTCTTCATCCCATCAATCCTCGCGGTTTGACGCCGAGCCGGTTTGCGATCTGGGCGGTGTCGCTCTCGAGCTGTGGTCCTGGTTTTATGTCGGAGACAGCAGGCGTGATTGGCTTCACTGTCGGAAGCGTCACGTCATAGGTCGTGTCGGCTTGCTGCTGTTGTTGCTGCTGCTGCGTTGACTTCGTTTCGTCCTTTGCAGCTGTCTCGTCAGGCGCAGACGTTTCAGCCTTCATCGTCGTCAGCGATTTGTAGACGTCGGCCACCGATTTCGGCATGCCGTCTTTCGTGTAGAAAATCGTCGGGTTTGCTGCGGCTTCAGACGGAAACACTGCTGCAGCTGGTGCATCAGGCTGCTTCTGCGTCATGCGGATCAAGTGAACAGCTCCGGCACCACCCATGAAGTGCGCCGCATAGATCTCACCGCCGGTGGGCTCACGGCCTACCAGACTTTTTAACACTTCGGTGTTTTCACGCGCGAGTGCCGCAGCCATCAATGCGTTGGCCGTCGGATTGTATGGCGATGCATCGGGTGAGACGCCGGCCATTTTCCCATAACGGGAAACAAGTCCGTCCCACGTTCCTTTTACGATCTGAAATAAACCAGTCGCGCTCGAGTCCGGGTTCTTGGCATTGACGTTGCCGCCGCTTTCACGCTGTGCGATCGATGCAAGCACATTTGCGCTGACGCCAAATTTCTGCGCCGCGTTTTCAATGAGCTGCCTTGTTCCTGGTGAAATCGGCACCTTTAGGCCTCGTCATCCTTCTCGTCGACTTCATCGATGTCTTCGTCTGACAATTCTTCGACAGACATTTCGTGGTCGACATATTCCCAGTATTCTTCAGGAATCTGTTCAGCGGCAGAGAGAGCTTCACCTACAGTTTCTGCTTCGACCGCAACCGCGTAAGAAACAGTACTCACAACAACAAAATGCCGCATCGATGACTCCTAGTTGCTACCAAGTGTTGATTGACCGCCGCCTTGTGGGCCGATGCTTGATGGTGACATCAGCATCCGCATGCCGCCCGATGCCGACGCGCGCTGCCGCGCGAGCAAAGCTGCCTGGGTGTCACGCTGCTGAGAGTCGAGCCGGTCCTGCTGCTTCTGCTGCAAATCCATCGCTTGCTGCTGAAGTTGCTCTTGGCGCGACGTGTCCGGTTTGCTGAACAGGTGGGACATTGAAGATCCTCGCGTACATCAAATAATCAGAGCCATCCGGCCCGTATGACTTTAGTACACCCTCTTTTTCGAAATACAAAGCCTCTGCGAACCGAACCGTATGTAAAAAACGCGGATTGATAGTAATTTGAAATCGGTGCGCTTTCATTGCGATAGCGGCATCGAGTATTGCAGCGCGCGATTGCCGAATCATTTGCACGCGACGCTCCTCAACGAGCTTTGATGTGATGAGCCACAAATCAAAAACGCCGGGCCATAACATTGAAAAGCCCCAACTGCAGATGATGCCGCGCCCCTCTGCAACAGCAGAAAACGACGGCCCCCAGTTTTTCTGCGCCTTGATCCGGTCCATGTGTCCAGGGATCATTTCGAAGTATTCACGCTCCTGCGTGCGTAAATTCATCGTTGGCACATGATACCATTCAAATGGGATGATATTTACTTTTTCCATGATCTGCATACCATTTAGATGGGACGATGTTTACTTTTTCCATGATCTGTTTATACTGTGACTTGCGATGTCCGGTTTGGACCTCTGTTCCTCCCTTACTTAAAGGCGGCCTTGTGCCGCCTTTCTTTTTCAAAAGATCTCGAAATCAGTCGTGGCTACAACCGGCTTTACAACCTGAGCGCCTGGCCGACCGCGCGTCATATATCGATGCTCGCCGCCGCCCATCATGAGGTATCCAAACGCGTCGCCAACGTGCGAATGTTCATTTTTGTGCGGGCTGTCCTTGAACCGCTCATGGCCGGCACCGACTGCAACGCGCTTGAAGTGATAGCCGCCGGCAAGTGATTTCCTGAGCCGGTGGCATTGACGATCGA